TTCAATTCTAGAGAAAATAAAGACATGACTGATGGTGTAGAACAGCCAGAATTTCAATCTTTAACTGGCGAAAAAGTAGGCAGCGACTACTTTCAACACAACAATATGGTACCATTTTTCGGTAGTAATTTACGAACTGTTAAAACAAATGCGAATACTAATGAAGGCATTATGGATAGTTATACCGGGTCTGGATCACAGATTATTACCAAAAAAGAACAATCTCCATTATTCAAACCGGATGAGAATGTACAATGGGCAAACGGAGTGCCTAATCAAAGCGACTTTTTCCAATCTCGTGTAAATCCCAGCATGCGAATGGCTAATGTAAAACCATTTGAGGAAGAAAGAGTCGCACCTGGTTTGGGATTAGGATATACAAATGATGGTGCTGACGGTTTCAATTCGGGCATGATGCAAAGAGAAAGCTGGATGCCCAAAACTGCGGATGAAATGCGTGTTGCAACAAATCCTAAAGCAGGAGGACATTCGCTAATTGGACACGAAGGTCCTGCTATGAGTAGAATTGCAAACGTTGCTACTAGAGAGCAGATGGGTGTAATGGAAAAAAATCGCCCAGAACGTTCATTTGCATTTGATGAAAGAGATATTAATAGCAAAGGCGACATTGGAAGACTATTTACAACAGGTGGTGTAGAAAAAGGCCAAACTCTTCATTCTATTCCTATAGATAGACATGTTACAAGACCCGAAACCACAACCTCTTACACTGGCATAGCCGGTGCAGACCAGGACGCAAGTTATGTGCCGGGTGAGTATATGCCTTCGCATAATCAACAACTAGGCACAGTCCCATTGGGTGTAGCAAATGCAAATAGTCGTAACCATGCTACCAATAGTGATTATGGTATAAAATCTAAAATGGCTTATCCTAATAATCGCACTTCTAATAAACAAGACGGTTATTTCGGTATGGTAAGTGGAGGGCTTGGTGCAGCAATCGCCCCATTATTGGACGCATTAAGACCCTCACGAAAAGAAAATGTAGTAGGTTCTTTACGACCATATCAAAATGCAGGAACAACTGTGCCCAATTCTTACATTTTCAATCCTGCGGATAGACCTAACGCAACTATACGTGAAACAACTGAAAACTCTAAGAATCACTTAAATGTAAATGCAAACCAGAACGGTGGTGCATACCAAGTTGCTGAACAACAAGTTGCCTATACAAATAGAAACGAAACAGGTGATTTTTATTATACTGGAGTAGTTGGTGCAACTGATGGACATCGTGAAATGAAATCTTATGAAGCTATTGGAAATCAAAGAAACAATGACATAAAATCTAGTACAATAGATGGACGTTTGACAAAAGGAAATATGTCACTATTAAATACCGATATTAACATGCGCGAAAAGACACGCGATGAAAAATTAAAAAACAGCCGCGACATTGTCGGAAATATGCCTTATTCAGCACCAGATGTTTCAAATATGGGACGTCTAGCCGGAAATCACAATAAGTTGCCTTCTAATGTTGATGCACAAAGAAACGATTGGGATATTACCGCCCAATTAAAAGAAAATCCTTATGTTGTAAATTACAAAAACGGATTGTAATTATGATACGCCATGTTGAATATAAATCATTTTTATCGTACCTCCAAGTTCATTCTTTTTCATAGTTTGGCTGGTATTTGTATCTTGACTCATTGTACTTTTGTCGTCAGAAGATTCACATCCATTATTATAGGGTGTTTGATCTAGATAATTTGCATCTATATAATCCTGGTTATTCTTTGTTTGGTTATTTATAATTTCTTTCAATTCATTTACACTGTTTTCCAACCTATATATTTCATTTGATTGATATTGTATAATAGATTCCATTTTAGTAATTTGAGTTTTCATTATATGCTGCATATCTCTATATTTTTCAATCTTATCTCTTTTTTGTACAAACTTATTATTCATTCTATTTATATAAACAATAAAAAAGTGTTTATATAATTAAAATCATTTTTATTAGTATCTAATCATTGCTATTCAGCAATTTGCACATATTAATTGCTTCCAAATTATGTGTTGGTTTAATGAATAGTGATTTTATCATATCATTGTCGCGAAATCTAATAGTATAGTCTTGTTGAATATTATTGCGACCAACACGTCCCATGGACTGATAGATTTTCTGCTGTGAAATATTAGATAAATCCTTTCCGATAAACCCATGACAGAATTGATAGTTAGTGCCATATATATAATCTGTACTCGCGATGATCATATATAATTTCTGCTCATCTGCTAATTGTTTCATAATTTCCATGTATTCCTGATTTTTATGAAATTTGAAAGTACCTATACCAAGTAACATTAGCATTTTATATTTATTATCAATGTTTAGCTGCATCACCCTCTTTGCATTATGCTCGCCTATATCCGATACAAATGCATTTTCAATAACGTCCTTTTCGGGTGCCCATATATTTTGATGAGGGATTGTATTAGGTACGTACATTGGGTCCAACGAAACCATCTTTATCTCCTTCCGTAATCTATTGATTTCACGTGTCCAATTTTCAGATTCATTGGACAACCTGCCACTCTCACGACTGGATACAAGAGTATTATTATCTGATAGTTTGCTTTCTTTGTTTTCAATCATAGATTCAATATTCTCTATTTTTGATACGAGGTCACTATTTTTATGAATTTTTGTCATGATATTATCAAATATTGTTACGGGAATTTTTGTTTGTTGAACATAAAACTGTCCAATCTTATCAATTTCATCTGTCAAATAAATAGTGGGCCCATCGGTAAATGTATAAGCATCGCTGGTTGTTGCTAAAAGTCCTCCCGTATTTCTTATTTCGGTATTTTTATTAGGATTTGTTGAAAACACACTATTTATTTTTTGAATAGAACTCCCTGGTTTTGGTACAGAACCACTATCTATACTTTTCATTTTTTGTATAATTTGTGTATTAAATCTATTTGTTCGTGTAGACATCATATATTCGTACAAATTTTTCCAATCACCTTCGTCTATGTATGATAACAATTCTAGATAGTATTCTTTCAAATTGTTCATATTAATATCTATCATCTTATTAAAATATTCGTCTAGTTTCATGCTATCACTTATGGCGATGTGATCATTTACATACTCAATAAAACGAATTATCTCACGGAGATCAAAATATCGCAAAAGAGTTTTATTGTTATTACAGTGATTTACACATTGTAACATATCCATGTAATTTTCATATAGATAATGGGGCAAATCGCAATACCCATCTTTATTCAGAATCGGTATAGATTTCTTGCAATCGTGACTAGCTATAGTGTGAATTTCAGAATTATCAAACTTTCTGGTATAGTCATCATATACCGATTGTATCTCATTTTTGGCGGGCATAGTTGCACTGGATAGAACCATAGTAGAAATCTTATTTTCCTTCCAATTTTTATGGATAACATCGTGCAATTCATGATTTTCATAATCCATAGTTATAGTAGGTTCATCCCAATAAGTGACCACGTTTTCTTGATTATTAAAAGCCAACATATAATGCATAGCGGTTAAATATGATTGTACATCGCATATCATGATTTCTACATTCGTACCAACCGAATTATCAACTTTCCCTATTCCTCCAGAACGTCTATTAATTGTATAATCTACTGCAGAATAATAGTGCAATCTAATATCAGAAGCGGTATCACATCCAAATGCAAAAGCAACCTTTTTATTCACTGATATGGCACTTTTTGCTAATGCCAACCCAATATGTCTAGCCACACATACAAATATGATTCTTTTCTTTTCAGATATTCCAATGGGAGACAGAGTTTTCCCAGTACCAGTAGGTGCAGTGTATAGAATTAATTTGGGATTATCATTATTGTTAATAATCCGAAACAGTTGTCGCTGATGTGGATAGAGTTCCCGATCTTCATATTTGATGAGATAGGTATTTTGTTCAATAAACTGGTATGCATTTGAAATAATTTCACTCGTTTTTGTAAATGAATTTCCCCATTCAATAGTTTTATCAATATACTTCAACACAATGGTATTGATATCGGCAATGGATGTATTTCTAATTTGTATCAACGTATATAAATAAAATGCGTACTTTTTCTTTTTTGTATATACATTTTTCAGCAGATTATGAAATAGATCTATTAATAAATATTCAAAAATTCGCTCCTTGTTGTTTTTAATAGTATTTTCTGAATTTTTGATACGAATAGAGTCGCTATTTTTCATATGTTTCATGGCGGAACCTTCCAAAAATTGCAAACCAGTCAAGTTTGCAAGTACAGAACCTTTGGCGTATTTATTAATTGATTTGTGAAACAACTCTTCAAAATAATTTTTGAATATGAAATATTCTATTTCTGAGTTTTTTTCTATTTTTGTATAAGAGATGAAAGTTTGCGTTTTATTTTTCTTTATATTTGGTTCATGAAACCCTTCAACAATCATAGTCAATACTTCTTTTTCATTTTCAGAAACAGGTTTCTCAATGGTTTCCCATTCCGATTTTGATAACTTAGTTTGGTTTAAATCCATGATTAAATAGTGTAGTATTTGAAATATATAATTTCGTTGGTTAAATATCAATTTTTATAACATATCATTGAATAAACAATATATAATAGAGATATTATATATTCTAACTATGTTCTCATTTTTTACGCAGAATAGCATAAATAAAATATCATTTGAAGATTTGCAATATGCAATTAGATATCCAGAACAATTCATTATAATTAATACACTTTCGGTAAATGAACAAGATTGTTTGATACCAAATACTGTGAAATACACAAATGAAGAAGAAATTATTAATAACATGATCTCAATGTACGATTTAAAATCTAAACATATCATTATTTATGGAAAAAATGCAAATGATGAATCTTCCGAAAAGAAATACCAGCAAATTCAAAAACTGGGATTTTTATACGTCTTTCTGTATTCAGGAGGTCTATTTGAATGGCTACTTTTACAAGATATATACGGCAAAGAAGAATTTCCAACTACCACCTATACCTTAGATTTATTGAAATACAAACATGCCCGAACATTCAATGGAAGACTTCAGTAGTCTATTTCCATGTTCCAAAATATTTATGTTGAGCATAATTTCCAAAATATTGTCTTTTACCATTGTCTAATATATGAACTTCTTTTTTGTAGGGACTATTCATATATATACTTGAAATGTAATCAGGTCCTGTTGTTTTATATACATATTCATCGTCATTGTGATTAACACGCTTGACTATGTTATTAATATTTTTATGTATGTTATCAATAATCTCTTTTATAAATTTATTATTTGGCTCTGCTGCGAAAGCATACTGACCCAATAAAAATGGCTGTTTATTGATATAGTATTCTTTATAGCGTGCATGTTCCCCATGTTGTTTTGTAATGTATTCATCTATTGGAAATACAACCCTGTGATGCAAAAGATCGTCCATATTTTCTAAACCATCCATGTCTAAATCCATGTAAAAACCGCCATAGTGGTAAATTGCAATATAACGAAAATAATCTATTTTTTGGATTTTAATAGGCAAGTTTTTATACGTTTCGTAATACTCTGAATAGTTTGATTTCAAAAAATATTCAATATCTTCATCCGTAAATAATTTATACTCATAATCTGGATTGTTATTTTTAATGTTTTTTATCAATGGTATATATCTATCTGGAATATTATTTGATTTCCATGTCTGTATAATTATCTTCGGTATAATTTGCGGTAGAACAATCTTTTTATCATTAGGAGGCTTGTGGGAAAATTCAAATGCAATTATACATAATATTACAAAAACAATGAGTCCAAATAATATATACATTAACTGTATATGATAGTGAAATATAAAATATTTACACGGTATCTATTAATACTAGTATTATTATTGGGAATACTCTTTTTGATTTTTAAGAATACTATCATAAATAAACAGATAGAAGGTATGTCAAACCAATTTACTGCAGTAATAGTTGAACCGAGAGAACATAAAGCATTGGAATATGTACTTGAAAATTTCGCAAAAAATCTAGATAAGAATTGGTCTATTCTTATTATGCATGGAAAAACGAATGAAAGATACGTTAAGGATATTCTGCACAAGAAGCTAGGTAAGTATAAGGGACGAATTTCTTTATATAATATGCAGGTTGAAAATTTATCAATAGAAGATTATAACGATTTGCTTACATCTCACAAATTCTATCAACGCATTCCAACTGAAACATTTCTGATTTTCCAAACAGACTCTATTATTTGTGAAGAATGCAGTGATTACATTAATGAATTTTTAGAATATGATTATGTAGGCGCACCTAATAAAGAATGGGTAGGCAATGGGGGACTATCTCTGCGAAAGAAAAGTAAAATGATAGAAGTACTGAATAAAAATAAAAGGATGCCAGGAGAAAACGAAGATATTTTTTTTACAAAAAAAGAAAATAACTTATACATTCCTGATTTAAAAACTGCCAACCGGTTTTCAAACGAGGGGAATTATTCGCCCAACAGTTTTGGTGTTCATAAGCCGTGGTGGTATTTCAATGAAGATGAATTGTACAAAAAGCAAACCCACTGTCGTACATTAACTAAGCTCATTGAACTAAACAAAAATTGACGATGAATTATTTGTCGTTATAATAAGAAATATTTAGTATCTCTTGAATATATAATGAGTAACCCCACAATTATTTCTATCGAAGGAAATATCGGTTCTGGAAAAACAACCATCATTGAAAACTTGCAGAAACGTTTCCAACACAATAAAGAAGTAGTCTTTCTAAAAGAGCCAGTAGATGTTTGGAATTCAATTAAAAATGACGATGGGGTGACAGTACTAGAAAAATTTTACGAAAATACTGAAAAATATGCTTTCCCATTTCAAGTAATGGCGTTTGCTACGCGTTCAATTAGTATTAAAAATGCAATTAGAAACAATCCAGATTGTAAATATATTATTTGCGAAAGGTCATTGGAGGCAGATAACAATATTTTCGCAAAAATGTTAAAAGATGACGGTAAGATTGAAGATATACAATATAAAATATATGAACACTTTTATCATAATTGCAAAGATGAGGTAAAGCTAGATGGGGTAGTATATATTGATTCATCGCCCTCAGTATGCATGCAAAGAATTAATAAGCGCAACAGAGACGGTGAAAGTAGCATTGAGTTAGCATATTTGCAAAAATGTTGTGATTATCACAATGCGTGGCTAATTGACAATAAAGACAATTTGCAGGTGATACACATTAATACAAACGAAGACGTTACCTATGACGAAAACAATAAGGACGATACGGGGAATGCATGGATTCAGTCCATTATGCAATTTATAGAAACAGTGTAACCGCATATCATATCAAGTATAACAAATAATATAGTGTCACTAAAACTATATTATTACAAATCAAAATTCACAATAATTTTTACCTTCTCTTTTTTTATACATTTACAAGCTGATACAGATAGTTCTTCTCGTTTTTTTCTTGTTTTTGTATTGTTATCGGTTGCATCTACTGAATTGCGTTTTTTTGACGAACTGTTATGATTATTCATGTCATTTTCAATAGACTGATAATTCTGTTCAATGTACTCTATCACATTATTTTCAATTGCCCATTTAAAAAAATTTAACTGTCCAATCGTTGTTTCCATATGCTTTTGAGCAAATGGTATAGTTATACGTTCCCACCTACAAAATGGATCAAACCTTTTTTTAGAATAGGCTCTTAATTTTAATTTGTAATCATGATATACTTTGAAACGTGTAGTTAATGGTTTATCTCCTTTGGTTAGTGCTAAATTATATACCGTATAATATTTTTTCGCATAATTTGTAACAAACCAATCTACTATGCGAAGCGATATTTTGGTTTCACCATTGATCACGCTCATCATGGTTTCTACATGAGTTTCGTTTTTATAAAAATTAGTTAGATTATCCATTATTAGATCATTTTGAGTATGTAAAGATGTTGAACAATATACCGACATTGTTTGTATTAGTCAAAATTTATTTATGCTTGTTTCATTATAATATATATATCAATATATAGAATGCCGTCAGTTATTATCAATGACAATAAATTAGAGAATATAATGGACACTTTAGAAGGCGATTCACTAACTAACAATATATCAAAAATATCGTTCATGTTTGTAGCATTTCTGGTAATTGCGGGTGGATATGCGACTCAAATATTTTCATGTAGTACGCAACGTTTTTTGAGCTCAAATATATATGGGAAACATTTAATAGGTATAGGTTTGATTTTTATGTTTATCATGCTTGAAGGTGGGTGGGATTTTAACAAAACAGAACTAAAGAAACATGATGTAGATTGGAGCAATGGAAATTGTTTTCATAGCATGATATATGCTTTTGTGATATATGGATTATTTTTACTTTCATCTAAAACCAGAATACTATGGAATTCTATTTTCTTTTTTTTATTATTCGTTCTGTATATTACAAATACACAAAGATTGTATTACTTTAATCGTAAGTATATCAAACCTGACATGAATAGAGATATATTAAAGGGTGAAAAGGTGGTATTATATTCACTGCCATTTATTTTGTTAGTAGGTGTTGCCGACTATTATATGTATAAAACAATTAGGCAAGGATTTTAATTTATATCATTTCTTTTTAGGCAATCCTATATGTACGCGTTTGTAAAATTGACATTTTTGATAGTTTATGTAATTTATGTAATTATATATAAATTACCATGCCACCGATTGATATCAAAGAAGACCGTGAGGTTCGTCTTATTTGGGCGAAATTTCAAAACTTATTGTCAGTTCATAATAAATCAAAACCAGCGAATTGTATAGAGTATAGTCTAGACAAATGGGAGCAGGTCCGTCAGGAATTAGAAGACGAAATGCGCAGACGAATTGCAATTGTTCGTAAGCGTGCAAGACTTGAACGGTTAGCAAAAGTGAAAAACAACACACAAGACGATCAGAATACAAATTCACATTCGGAAGATAAATAGAAAAAATGTAATTCTTTTGAAAAGATAGTTTATAAATATTTAATGGGATTAAATATTTATGTAATATTTTTTATTTTAAAGTTGTAATTAAAATGCTTAGTTGCTGTAAGCAGGGCCAGCCATGCCAGACATTACGCGGAGAACGTTGTAATTGACGGCATATACACGGACCTTGGAGGTCTTTACACCAGAGACGGCACCGGAAGAAAGGACAAGCTGGAGGACAGCATTGTCAATTCTGGAGAAATTGCAACTGCCAGAAGGCTGGTGCTCCTCGGGGCGAAGGGCGAAAGAATACACATTAATACCAGCATCAGGAGCACGGGTATGGTGTTGGTAAGGCTGAACAACGTCAAAGTAAGAACCCTCACGCTCGGAGAAACGATCCTGTCCGTTAAGCTGAAGCTTAGCAGTGACAACAGGGTTCTCACCCCAGCAATGCATGTCAAGGGCAGTCTCAGCAAGCACGAATGTACCGGCATCAGAGAGACTGGAACCAGCAGCAGTTCCTTCCTCCCAAGTGGCGTTAGCACCAGCAGCACCAGCCTTGTCCATCTCAAAGAGTCCCTCGCTATTGATGAACTTATCGGCACCAGATGTCTGGGTCTCACCACCGAAAGCATGGACGGCGTTGGGGAGAGCATCAATGGCATCAGTGTAATTAAAGGGCTGAGCACCAAGGGTCTTGTAGAGTGTCTCGCCACTCTCAAGAGAAGCACAGTAATCTACATTCTCATCAGGCTGAACAACCCAGATAAGCTCCTTACAGGGGTGGTTGAAGTTAAGCTTGATCTTATTGGAAGAGGAACCAACAGATTCGTCACCTGTGAATTGAACCTGCTCAATGAGGTACTCATGAGGGTTCTGGGCCATCTTGCGACGCTCATCGGTATCAAGGAAGATATAATCAACGTAAAGAGAAGCGGCAACAAGAGACTGCTGGTAAGCAGCACTCACTGACTGGGTACCAGACTCACCGGCAAGGTCCTTTACGGCCCAGAGGCACTCACCAATGGGGCGGAAATCAATGTTGATCTTGACCTCGTGGTACTGAAGAGCAATAAGAGGAAGGGCAAGTCCAGGGTTGCGGCAGAACCAGAACTGAAGGGGGACATAGAGAGTGGTCTCAGGAAGAGCATTGCGGGGGGCACATACCTGGGCAGGGCCTCCGGAAGAAGCACAAGGTCCAGAGACATTGGCAAAGTTAGGATCAGTGATGTAGGTAAGGGCAGTGGTGTTGCCGATCATCTTGTGGTATCCAGACTGCTGCTCCTTAGAGAGGGTAAGCTGGTTCCAGATGTGCATCCAGTCACCGTACTGACGGTCAATGCGCTGACCACCGATCTCAACCTCAACCTGAGCGACGAGCTGCTCGCCGATGAAATCTAACCAACGGGCATAGACGGCACCAGTAGCACTCTTCATCTCCTGGTCAATCTGAGGAAGAGTGACCTGAAGGTATGTGCGGTAGGCAAGATCACCATTACGGCTGATTGTGCAGGTTACACGGCGGCCGAAATCAGCCTGACCAGAGAAAGTCTGCTCAATAGACTCCATAGCGAAGTTAGTATGGCGTCTGTAAGACACCTTCCAGAAAGTAATCTCGGGGGTTCCAGTAAGGAACACGTCTTGGGCGCCATAGGCGACAAGTTGCATAAGTCCTCCAGCCATTTGTCTGTAGTTATACAATAGAAAAAGAAATTAATTTCAGAAAAATACGAATAATTCTTTTTATTTTTCTTGCTACTGTTTTTCCTAAATTATTATTTGTACTTACAATGCTATTATGTATTTGTTGGAATTAACCCACAAATACATATGTTTTGGTATTTGTATAGACGATGAGTGCATTAACTAGCCATCTTTTTATAATGCTACTTACAATTTGTTAGATACACATTTGAAATCCTCATTTCTCATTTTTCCAGGTGCACACGGTTTTACACATCGGTTTGTGTTTGGATTCAACTCTTTTCCCTTTTTCATACATTCTTCCTTTTTCGTTACAACCAGTTTGATTTTCTGGGTTTTATTTGATTTTTTTGCAGATTGTTTTTTTGTAACACATCTGAATTTATCATTTCTAACTTTTCCTTCTTTGCACTTTACCACGCATTTTTTTGTATGTGGGTTGTAATCTGACTTTCCTGGAGGACAATTTGTCGCAGAAGAACGTGGCGTGAAAAATGTTGATACGGATAAGGTCGATGCGATTTCTATACTTTGTTTTGAAGGACTCGGACTGACGGAGGTATATACAATATGGTCGTTTAATAATGCGTTATAATCATTATATAGCTGTTTATAATCTGTTTTACGTTTGAAAAAATTAGGTGTACAATATTGTTTCATTAAGGCTTTTGCATCCTTTACAAATTTGTCGTCATAAAACATGTTGTCATTCAATATAGTTGAAAACATTTGCCAGAATGCCAATGACAAACTATATGTATCAAAACTATTCGCTACTCGTTCTAAAAACTGCGGGTATTTCATTTTTTCCTTATATTGAGAACATGTGTCTTTGTTGAAAAATTTTTTATTCGCACAACTGAGTTCTGTTGGAAAATTACTCCACGATATAGCCATGTCATTCTTACTTTTTTTCGCGGTTTCTATGAATTTGTCAATTCTGTTCATTAGACCAAAATCAATATATTTTGCTTTTCCGGTTTCAATATTATAGACCATATTTTGCTTTTTGATATCATGATGTATGATGTTATTATCAACAAAAAACTGTAGCCCTTTTATTAAATTCAATATAGAGGTGAAAAATACCGATTTATCATGATTGGACAGTTTTGGAAATAATTTGAATAAAAAATGATGTATATCCACTCCTCCGTCGTCTAATAGTAACATTGATATTCCAGAATAATCATTATAATAAGCTATCTTCCGCTTTACTGGACTTGCATCACAATCTTTAATCATTTTTTTGAATGCGGTATTTAATTTGGGCTTGCAAACTTCCGGATAAGCCATGGCAAATTCTTCTATTCCGGCCATATTTTTGAATATTTCCATTTCCTTTTGCTCATGTATTGCATCTTTATCAGACATTATTTTGGATACTTTATCCGTGTAATCATGTTTTGTTTTACATTCTAAACTGGGTTTTACTACACATCCATATGAACCCTGCCCAATTAATTTATTTTCCATATATAGTTACTCTACATACTTTTTACTTTTATTAAAGGTTCTCAATATCAGAAAACAATATATTGGTTGAAAAATTAGAAGACACGAAAGTTTCTAAATAATTTGCCTGAAATATTTCTCTCTTATTCTCGTGTTTTTTTGTAAATACATAAGAGTCTTCATTTTTTTTCACAGTCCAACCTTGGTCCAATGCATTCGCTATAAATATCATCTTTTGGAATACGGGCGTATTTATTTTCAAATTTTCGGGCAATTCTAACGATATGTCTTGTGTCATTGTATAGCAAATATTTAGATACTGTTTTTATAAGTTTTACGAATTTAATGAATTTAATGTATTTAATGTAGTTATAGTATATAAGCATGAATACTCCTGAATATCATTCAGCTATCTATAAACTCAATTCTAATAAACAAATCGCTACACGTGTATGTATTAGTGAATACAATTGTAATCTATTGCCCAAAGAAATGGATTTTCAAATTTTAGCCAAAATATTGTGCAAAATGCAAAATATATGTTTCAACGATCGTAATGTAAAAAATAAAAACAAAGATAGGATTGTAGAATTATTTTCAGCAAAAAATGACAAAACATTAATAGTGTCAATGTCTTTGGGTTATAAAAAATACGAAACTGATTTTGAAAACTTTATAGACGGAGGGGCAGCTACCGTTCAGAAAAGTAATCAAGATTTTTTACAATATCAACAACCATGGATTAACGAAGTTTGTCGTGCAAAAGATAAAGAAGTGAAAACAGATAAATCCCCGGTATCCATAGTGATGGATTTGATTGAAAACTATATTACTAATTCTTTAATGAGGACATCTAAGAAAATAGATGGAATGTATTTATATGTAGAAAAAAATCAACCGGAAGGTCGTAATCCAGAATTCTTAATAAATTATTATAAAAAATACGGATTCGTAGAGATAAAGAGTGAAGATGATGAATATTATTATATGAAAAAGCAATTGAATCATAATGTGGAAAACAGAACTTTAAGTAAAAACAGAACTTTAAGTAAAAACAGAACTTTAAGTAAAAACAGAACGTTAAGTAAAAACAGAACTTTAAGTAAAAACCCTCATTAAATATGTAACTGTATTATATATTGAATGGCATACAATTATTCTATAGACGCGGATAATGAGAGTTTAACCAAATGGAATTCAGGTTTGAATCTTGAAGATATGGATCATGATGCAGGAGCTCCAAATAATACGTTATATAAAGCATGTAGAGATTCATTATTTGATGATATAAATTCTCTTGAATATCCGGATTTAATGTATGTAAAACCGATTATCATTTCTAAGAAAAATTTATACACTAAGCCACAAGTGATATTAGAAAATTATTCTATACGTGATACTGAACCAGCATGGAAATTAAGCATGGATGAAAAATATACACCAGCGTATTATTTTGATCCAGCATCCAGAAAATACCCTGTAGAATTTCCGGAAACTGTAACCCGTTTACACAATCAAACAATTAATCTGAAAAAATACGGTCTGAATATTACACTATCTTTTAAATTAATAAATAATTTTTTGAAAGAAACAAATAAACCGACTGTACTAGCAACAACTATTAATATAAATAACCGAAACTTCAAAGATAAACATACTGAATATATACATAAAACTGGATATGCTATGGGTAAAACGAAATCTGGGAATCAATTATTAATTCCTAATCGTGCAACGCAATCATCACCAGATTATGATCATCTAATGAGCCAAATCTTAATATTAGGAAACGGAGAGAAAGACCATTTTTTCAAAACGAATGCAGATAGTACATCTCCCGATATTTTTTTACGTGGCCAAAGAATGATAGTATATAAATTACTAGGTGATTTGCTACATGCTGTACTTGCTACACCGGATGACCTAG